ATCACTATATATGTCCTCTTGTGTTCCAATAACCATCTCGTTTTTAAAATCTTCATATAAACAATCAATTTGCTCATGAGATATTCGTCTTGCCTTATCGCTCATTACGCCTTGAAGACCTGTATTTTTTGATTGTGATGCCAATCTTGACAAAAACCAAGATCGCACTTGCTGCATTCCTGCTGATAATTTATTTTGATTTGGCTTAAATCCTAAAAAATCAAAAACATCCAAAGGATCTAACCAACAATAACCTGACCACCTGTCGCCAAACTGGTATGAACTTGGATGACCTCGATCTAAAGCAGTTTCAACGAAATGAATAATTAATCGAATCCAATTTTTTGCCATCCATGCACTCTTGCAGCATTCACTGTCCATAATCCTAAACTCAATCGTTTTACGTTTTTTATTTTGATAATGAAACGTATTTAAAGTGTAATACTTACAGCCACCAATCTTTTTAATCAAACTTTCGGATGAATAGAATCCATCTTCGATATCGTCAAAGATATCAGATAGACCTAAAAATTGACAGTATTGGTTTTTTTTACGATTTACTGGAACCGAGTCTAAAAAAACAGGCTCACACTTTATCCACCAAGTAATTACACTAGCAATTTGATTCTCGTCTAAATCAGAAACATCTACATGCACATGGAACGAACATCTTTCGTCAGAAACAATTTTACGATCTTCTTTAAATGCATCAAGAACACGACAAAGTCGCACAACTCCATTCCAGCCTTTAAGAACAGGTGTGCAAACTTCCATTCCACAACTTGCGTCTGGCTTTACCACCCAAACTTCATTGTTGTGATCGTGACCCCATTTGCGAATTAAAACACGTTCATTCATTACGCTGTGAACTAAATTTCCAACATAATAAATTCCATTAGGCAAAACGCCATCTTCGTGTCCAATAGGTCTATTTCTTGAATCAAAAGCGTTAATTTCTATTTCGGCACCATATCGCCTCGTATAATCCAAACTCAAATTTTCTTTTTCTAGATCCATAATAATTTCCTATTTATAATAATTATAGGCTGTTCAAAATAAAGTCGATATAATTTTTTAAAAAATCTTATAATATTAAAAGAAAGAGGTATAAAAATGTACGACATAGAAATTATGGTTCCAGCAGAATTGGAATTCAAACAAAGATTCATCGACTTTAAAAATCATGGAATATTAAATATAGGCAACACAAAAATAAAGCTCGTGCTTTTGGTTTCAAATGACAACAGCGAGGAATCTATAAAAGAACTAAAAGATGGTTTTCCAAAAGAAATACAAGAAATCAGCATCGTAAGAACTCCATACAAACATGTGGCACAAAGAATATATTACTATTACGATTCCGTAATAGATCCCAATTCAGCACGCTGGTTTATGCGTATCGACGAAGATAGCTTAAACGATATAAGCGGATTGATGAAGAACCTAGAAGACCTTTTTGATCCTGACTGTGATCATCACTTGACAGGACAATTGTGTTATGACCTCTACGAACTAGAAATGCACGTTATGAAATCTTTAGGGTTTGAACGCTGGTACAAACACGCTGCAACTGTGCCTCCTCACGAACATGAAATTTCCATAACGAGTCAAGCGGCTATGAAAAAGATTTTTAGCAATGAAGTCTCAAAAAGATATTTTAATTTACGCAAAGATATCAAAGGCGGATATGGCGACCACGGATTGTGTCTATGTGCCAGAATGTCAAAAATACATCCCACAATTGCAAACTTTTTGACAGTAAAATCAGATGTTGTTAATTTTTCGACATTTGGCGGATGTCTAAATCACATACACTGGGTTAGTCGAGATAGAAGCCCGTTAATACTAGAATGGCTCGATGGAATTGATTATAGCAAATCATTAGACTTAAAAACCAAAGTCTATTCCATGAGAAGAGTCAACACAAACCAAAAAGGATTGATTAGGTTTTGTACAGCCGGTCACGTAGAAGAAGTTTTTACAAATAAGCCTTCTGTCAAAATAGGCATATGGAAAATAAACAAGGAAAATAAAATTTCAATCTTCTTTAACGAACAAATAGAAAAAAGAACCCCATTGTTAAATTTTGACATTAACAATGAGGATGATTCTTTTTATTCTTCTATTTGCTCTGGGTATGAATTAAGAACAGGTCTTATTGACGATGTTTTTAATTAACCTTCTAATTCATCGTCAATATCATCATCATCATCTTCGCTTTTGACATCGCTGATTTCAACGTCGTCGCCAGGACGGAAGTTAATAGATTCCATATAAGGATCAAGATACTCTTTAATTTGCTCTGCTGACTCAGCGTCGATCAAAGCTGGGCATTGTAAAAGAATGTCCATAGGGACATCGTTACGGTCCATGCTTGCCTTGAATTTGATCTCGATGCCACCAGACCACGGCTCTTTAATCAAAAAGTTTCCAGCACCCTTAATCTCTATTCGCTCGGCGTCAAGCAAACAAGACAAAAGACCGCTTAAAGGATTGATTCCCTTGTCAAACAACAACTGAATGTTTTCTGATTCAACAAATGGTCTATGCGTTTTGTTTTTAACATTCTTCAGCTTTACATTAATGCCAAGAATCTTCTTCTTCTTAGCTGTAATTTTTCGTTCAATCTTCATTTGCGTCTTTGTCTCAAGACGACATGAAGCATAGAAAGGAAGAGCGTTGCCGCCACCAGCCGTAGTTTTAGCCTGCATGCCCATCGGAGCAAATCCGCCAATTTTATCACGTGTCTGGTTCAGGATAACAACGGTAGCGTTTCCCTTTTCCATAACAGTGTTCAATTTGCGAAACTCACGAGAGCAAATCTTAGCTCTTTCGCCTGGCTGCTCATGTCCACCAACAATTTTTTTGAAGTCAGCAGCAGTATAGTTTTCAGGAAGTTTGACTTCCTTAAGCTCACGCTCACTCGGAGATACGCCAATTGAGTCGTAGACAATCACAATTGGAATGTCGATTGAAATCTTGGCACGAGCAGCTTCAATGACCTTATACATCTTTGCAAAGACTTGCTCTAACGATTGCGGAGTATGTCTTACAATTCGTTTGAGATTACAGTGCGATGCCTGTTGGATAAATTCCTTGTTGGCACTATTTTCGCAATCCATAAGAACTGGAATGCCCTTGGCTCGCTGACATCCAAAAAGAATGTTGGCGCCAATCAATGACTTGGACGACGAATTTGGACCATAGATTTCAGTCAATTTGCCACCAGGAATTCCACCTGTGATAAATTGCCCTGAACAAATGTAGTTCAACGCAAGTGACCCTGTATCGACAAAATACTTTACAGAATCAATAGAGTCTAAAACATCACCACCAGTTTGGTCAGCAAGCTCTTCAAAAAACAGATCATCAACGCCTTCGGAGGGTTTTTTCTTAGCCACGCCAATCCTCGTTTTTAAAATTGTTATACAATTTGACTTTTCAAATTGTCTTATCACAAAGTTCAGAAAAGATCAAAAATATAAACCTGCCCATAATTTATGAGCAGGTTTATTAGCAAGACCTTACATATCTTCAAGGTCTTTCATGAAGTCTTCATCAGCCATTTGTTCTTCTTCAGAAGAAGAAGACGATGAAGAGGCAAAACTTGCTGCTGGCTTTGTCGTTGTGACTACAAGCTCTTCACGAATCACGTCAGAAGCTGTACTCGTAGATGCTTGCTTTCCGTTTGTGCGAAATTCAGCAAGATCATCATCCTGCTCGTCTTGACCGGAAGCCATTCCAGTGTGGACGCGAATAGCTTGCTTCAGTTCTTCTTGTGTCTTCAAAACACGAAGAGAGTTCAGGTCATGAAGACTGTCCAGCCAAGATTCGAACTCTTTGACTGTACCGACCTGACTAATCTCTTCAAACTTGGAAGCGTCATAGTTAGGATATTCCGGTCCATTTCCAACCCTAACAGTCTTCTTGACAACACGAAAATCTCGACCAGTCTTGGGGTTCGTGATATCGCCAAGAGGAGCTTCGCCAGCCATATCATCACCCTTCATTGCACGAAGAATCTTCTCATAGATCACTTTCGGCGCCGAATAGACTTTAGGACCGACATTTTGCTTCGTTTCATTGGTTCTAGGATCTGTCTCTTGTCGAACAATCACATTGAAGTAATATCGCTCAACAGGCTTGATGTCACGGGCTTGATTTTGCAGCTTAACCTGCTCATCGCCAGACAGCTTTTCAGAATCCCGCCAAAGCATCGAATAGTATTTGCAAATGAAACAGTCGCCAACCCATCGAATGCCTTTGTCTGTATCAATACGATTGCGAGTGCAATGGTAAGCTCTCTTGTTTCCATTTCCCATGCTGAGATAATGCAAACGCGTAGCGCAATACCAATGACTCCCGCCTTTTTTCTTAGGCAGAATTCGCATGATGACTTTGCCTTCGCGTTGCGTAGGCATACGAACGAATTTTGCATCTTCGCCAGTATTTGCGGAATTGGAATCGGCACTCATGTGCTTGAGTTCCTTTTCAAGTTCCGCCATATCTATACCTTCGTATAGTGCCAAAGTAGCCTCCGTAGTAGTGTTGTAAAGTGTTGTAGAAGTGTTGTAGAAGTAGTTGCAATGTACATGAGCAATTTAATTGCTTTTAGGCAATGTTTACTGCTCACGTATATTGTTATAAGTGATATCGACCAGTCATACAATAAATAAAAAATGTATTTAAAACATTGTATTTACACCATATTTTTTTGCTGTAAGGCATACTCTTCATGTGCTTCAGCCAAAGCGTCTGCCTTATCGGTTATTTTCAACGCCTTTTCATGCAATGCATCCATTTTCTCTCGCATTGTCATATGCCCTTCAGATTCTAACTTTTCATTAACTTGATTACGCATTCTTTGTTCGGCTTCATACTCAACCTCTAAAGCTTGTAAGACTTCAAGGTTTTTCTTAATCTTGTCAGATACAATCCGCGCACGAATTGCATCAAACTCTGCTTCTTGCTTAGGATTGTTAAAAATAGGTTTTGGTTTTCCATTTGCCATTTCGTATGCTTCTTTTTCTCTTGTTCGTTCTTCAATCATTTTTTTGTTTTCATTCCGAGCAGACTCTTGACGTGCCAAAGCCTTTGTTTTGTTGAGTCGTTCACGATCTTTTTTCTTTTGTTCTTTTTGTCTTTTTGTTGTCATATTGCCGTTCCTAAAAAGTTAGACATTATTAAGAGAATAGTTATTTTTTAAAAAATATCATCTTCTTCGAATATCTGGCATATTTGAATCCATGCTGGCGCTTCCCCAAAAAAGATTTCCGCCATCTTTTTTGGTTTGAGACTCTGAGAATCCAAGCTCTTTATCTGCAATTAAATTTATATTGCCTGGCACAAAATACTTGTCAGAAACCAATTGTTCGCGTCCCATATCATCTTGCATAACATATATTTCTCCTAGACCAGAAGGAGTGCTTCTTTTTTCGAATACTGGATATTTTTTATCAGGTGTAAATCGAAGATTTTTTTGTTTAATCTCAACAATTTGCTGAGGCTCAGGAAAAAACACAACCCAATCAACTGGCTTTTTTGGTCTGTTCTGTTCGTGCGGATAAGCCTGACCCTGTATGTTAACATGATTTCCATTATTTTGAACTGTGGCTGGCACATAATTTTGAATTGTTTGTGCTTGTGGTATTTCTGGAGGTACTTCTTGAACAACAAAAGTGTTTTCACTATTATCAAATAAAAACTTTCTGTTTTTTAAGATAATTCCGCCTTTGGTTTCCTTAAAGCTAATTGGCTTTTTTGAAAGCTCATAAACTTCAGCGTTTACTATCCAAACGTCTCTTCTTGCCAACTGTCCCATGATAGAAGAAGCTAGTTTTTCATATGGAACATCGTCAAATGGATCGCCAACTTTCTTTTTAAAAGTTTTTATTTCTTCTTTATTGTATTCACCATCTATTCTTTCGTGATAGTGATATGTAACTTCAAATCCGATGGCACACCCCCTTACTTTATTACATAATATAGTTTTATTTTTGAACAATTCCTGTTCCGTATCTGGTTTTAAAAAAAACTGGTTTTCTGGTTTTGCTTTCACAAAATGCAACGAATGCGCTTTTCGCAGGTTCATGTCTACTTAAATAATCAGAAACAATGCATCCGTTTTCACTTAAGCAATTCCAAGAAAAGTCCAAATACTGCAAATGCTCGTCATATCCGGCTTCATCATTAATTATGATTAAATCCCATGATTTTTTTGAAACGTGTTTGTCAAAATCTCTGTCAAACAAACTTCCGCAATAATAAATAGACTCGCCTTTAAACCTCAGCTTGATATTTGACCTTCCTATCCTACTTGCAATAAAGTCCTCTTTTGTTTTGTTAAGAGCCAAAAATGTTTTTACTGTTTTACAAGAAGCAAACAAACAACCTGTTAACAATCCCAAGTTAAAACCAAACTCTATAACATTTTGAGGTTTTATGTATTTCCCCAAATGATAATAAAATCCAGCGTAATTGGGATCTAAATAAGCAGCGGTTTTTCTTGAATCTTCATCAATGAGTCGCAGCCTATCTAACAAAACACGACTACTGACAACCTGTTTTTGCAGATCATCTTCTAGTTTATCTCTAATATCTTCTAAGTCAAATTGATTCATCATAATTTTTTAAATCAATTCAATTTTATGAGAAACCCATTCGCTTGGGCTTTTTGCAAATTTATTCCAAACACCAATCATGTCAACAACGTTCTGGTCTTTGTGCGAGTAAAGAAAATTCATAAACTCTGCTTGCTTTTTATTGGACAAGGAATCCGTACCAATCTTTATTTTGCGTCGCTTTTGCATGAAAAAATTTCCTTTTATGCTACAATAATTTGTAACTATTTTATTCTAAACATTTTTTAAATTGCGTTCAACAAGTAATTCCAAAAAATCTAAATTATTTTATTTCAAATTAAAACAGCAAAAGAAACATGGCAGATTTACACATTTATGCAGAAACTGGTGCAATAGGCGATACGGCTCTCAATTTGTGCCGTATAAATGTCGCTTTATCTAATAGCAATTGCGAAAAAGCCGTTGTGCATACGTCGCCAATCTTAAAGGCAAACGGATTGCAAATCAAAACAAATCCAATAGTTCATGAAATTCTAAAAAGAACAAACTTTATTCGCGAAGTTGTTACAGATGTCGATCATAATGACAGAGAGTCGTTTACTAAAAGCAAAAAATATGGCGTTTCAATTCATCAACCATTTGAATTTAGAGAAAAGAACAACATTCTAGAGTGGGTTGATTTAAAAGAATTCATCCCTGAAAAGTCAGAAGTAAAAACGGCACTGTTTCAACCAATAAGCTTGAAAACAAAACCAAAAAAACACCTTGATGATTACATTCCAGTTTGGGACAGATGTCTTAAAACTCTAATCAAAAAAGGATATAGAATAATAATGGTTGGAGCAGAAGACGATCCTATCAATTTATGTGTGAATAAAAAACACATGTCACATATAATAAATAAGTGCGGATCATGGTCCATGCTTGAATCGATAGCATTTACGCTATACGAAGCCGATGTCGTGCTATCTTGTGATAGCTGGGCTGGCTTATGGGGAGCCGCTGCACGCAAGCCTACGGCTATTGCTTGGGGATATAGAATGGAAAACAATATTGACTATTGGGTAACAAACTTTTTAGGCAATAGGGATATCTATGAATATGGTTGGTCATCACAAAAAGATTACTGCGATGCACATCTGGCACATTAT